TCAATCTGGCTTAATAGGCCAGGTAATTTGGGGGGCTTTGGCAAGGTCAACAGCATAAAGCGCGTCGAGATAATCCAGCCACTTATTGTACAACGCTAAATCATCCTCTTTCAGCCTTCCTAGCGCCGCTTTGCCGGGCCACTGACGTGAATTCATGAAAGTGTTTGCCTGGCTAATTAACGCCTGCCGGGTGATGGTCGCAGCGCTTACCAGTTCATCTTGGGTAGGTGGAGGAATATCAATCCATACTGGCATTGAGTCGCTGCCTACCCCTCTCATTTTTCCTTCTGGCGGTGTTGCGCTGAACTTCACAAATACTTCGTCTGAAACCTCAATGCCGTCTGCTGGCCATATCCCACTGTTGTGGTATTCAGCCTCCAGTTCCTGGAGAAAAAAACCGTTAGTGGCAGGTGAAAAAACGTAGCTCATTATTTACCCCTCGCAAACCAGATGCAGTTGGCTGATATAGAAGGCTCAACAGCATTATCACCCTTTGCAATTCGCGCAATGTTTCTCGCCTGAAAACCGCTCAATGTGATTGAATTAAGCTGCCAGAGAGTAACGCTTGTCCCGCCTCCGTTGTCATGTTCACTCAGAAAACTCACTGAGCTGGAAAATGCTATGGGAAACGTAACGGACGTTGTATCAGTAGTGGGATTAGATATTCCCCACTGCTCTATAAAGCCGTCTGGTGTTTTCCGCCACCCTTGATTACTCGTCCAGAAAGACATATCAGGTATTTGAGTCTGGCCTGTACCGACATCTCTCTTGGCCGCAGATAGTAAACCGAGATTTTTTAATGCCGCATCAATTGCAACCTGACCGTCTGACGCTATATCTGAAAAAGGGTTTGAGCGAGTAAGTAATATCTTTTTAAGAGCAGATAATACCTGTGTACCTTTCGCAGAGTCAGGAACGATGCCTGCTGCGGTTAAGATGTTAATCAGTTCTGACTGCGCGTCGCGAATCGCTCCCTGAGTATTGTTCAGAAATGTAGCTGTGACGATTGTCCCTTTTTCGCCGGTAAGAGGGTTGCCATTGTGAAAAAGGCTGTCAGGGGTGGCATGAGTGGTTGCATCAGACCTCCTCCTCGTAAGTAAAATAACAATAGGTGTGTGCAGGTTTGAGATTCTCAAATATGGTCTCAAGGACTTTATTGCCATAAGTGGCAAGGCGCTCACCTGGCAAAGAGGCACCTGCCCGAAAGTAATAAACAGTGACACTGGATTTAACATTCACAGCCCAGACATAGATAATCTCGGGAACATAAAGCTGATCTCCGGCACGGTTAATACCCGCGCGGAATGGCTCAAATTCATCAATAGTGATTGTGTAGCCTGCCGTGGCAGCGAGCTTTATAAAGTAGGCCCGACTCAGTCCACCCGTCTCAGCAAGCTTAATCAGTACCGCATCAAGGCGTTGCTGCCATGTATCCTCTTCGCCGGGTGTAAGTTCGAGGACGCGCTCCCAGTCATTCAGTAATCCATCTGAAAATAACGGAGTCACAGCCTCTGTAACTTCATTTGCACTGGAAGAAATCAGAGAAAGTGCATTCCCCTTAGCGGTCAGCTCCGCATCAAGCTTCACCTGATTAGCGTCATAGGCCACTGGCGGCAGGAGTGAAGCCAGAAGGTCGCGATAATTCATAGCTGCGTCACCGTGACATTACCGGCGCGTATCCATTCAACGACAGTTGCGTTTACTACTGGCTGTACGTTTCCAGCAGGTGCGCTGATGCTGCGGTCGGTTATACCGGTAATATTTGTAATGACGCCTTCCGCCTGCGATTTAATGAAGGGCTGTCCTGGCTCAAGGTTATTGATGAATGTGGTCAGGTCCGTAATCGTTTGGACTTTAGCCGCGTCAAAGGTAATACCCTGCACAGTGATAGCCGCTGCAATATCAACTTTACGGAATGTAGGTGCCAGCACAATGGTATCTTTGGCAGTAACGGGCCGCTGCTCATCAATATATGCCTGACAGGCTGCGATAATGTCGGCTGAGGGCATCCCCCCGGCAGAGGTTATTACCACATCAACAGTGCCGAGCCCACGTCGAAGAGGATAGACATACGCCGCCGTGAGGCCATCTACCGAGAGTGCCCAGCGTCGATAATCATATTTGTTTCCGCCTGCAGGTGGACGTCGTATAACGTCGAGCAGACGATCTAGCAAAGCGGCGTCAGTTTCAGCGTCGGTTCCTCCACTGAGAAGACCTACAGTCACAGTGCTGTCAAAGCCGGTAGGCGGTGTGGCAAATGTGCCAGAGACCTCTGCTGTGCTGTTACCCGCCGCACCCGCTGTAACAACACGGACAGGGACTACACCTGTACCATCAGCTCCTGTTGTGACCTCAGCGGTAGTTATCCAACTGAAAGAGCCACGGGTAATAATTTGCCCGGCCACAGCCTTTGCCCCCGACTCTCCGGTGACTTTGGCGGAACCGCTGGCCGTCGTGGCAGCTTTCCGGTAAAGACCGCGAGTTCGGGCGTGCCAGACAAGAAATTCAGTATCTGCTGTGTCGGGGAAAATCTGGCGAACTATCCATGCCTGATGCTGATAAAGCCCTGTTGCAACGCTTGCGACTGAGGTCGCACGAATCCAGTTGTCACTGTCTTCGGTAATGTCCGCGTCAGTATCGAGATTGCGGATATCCCGTAACATATCGCTGCGGATTTTTTCAAATGCCGGAACGGTAAAAGGCATTATGTAATCCTCACGGGGTGTTTAAAGGTTATTCTCTCGTCATTGGACTGAATGACCGTCACATGCAAAAGGAGCCAGCCGGGCTCGGATGAGAAAGTTTCAACGCTTACAGACTTAGCACGGCCATCAGCATCAGAGGTAAGCGGAGCAAGTGCCTGCTCGGCATACTGTTTAGCGAGAATATGCGTAAGCGTCACATTTAAACCGTCTGTGCAGCGGGCTCCGGTTCCGGGAAAATAGTGTCCATCATTTTTTAATGGACACTATCGCGTGAAACACCGGACATGGCTCCTTGAGGCGCTTCGCCTCCATTTTGATGAAAAGCTGCCGCGTATTGAGGCCGGGCGCAGGCTGGGTATCCCCAAAACCACGGCCTGCGATCTCTTTGTTCGCTTCAGGAAGGCCGGTCTCTCCTGGCCTTTGCCGCCACGAATCAACGCCAAAATTCTGGATAAGCGCCTTTACCAACAGGCATCCCGAAAATCGTCCGTTCTTCCCGTCGTCCCTGCTCCCTGTGAAATCCCTGTCGCCCGCAAACGACCACGACGCCCCAACTTCCCCCGCGACTTCAAAATCGCCATGGTGGAGCAGTCGATGCAGCCCGGCGTCAGCGTGGCACAGCTTGCCCGCGAAAATAACATTAACGATAATCTCCTGTTCAACTGGCGGCGACTTTATCAGCAGGGGCTGCTGGCTGCGCGGACAGATGCGCCGGTCATGTTGCCCGTGACGCTCGCTGCTGAATCAGGCCCCCGGACAGCCTCATCCACCGTCCGTTCAGAGCGACGATGCCCCCTGCTGTGAGCTGGTTCTGCCCGCCGGCACGCTTCGTATCAGCGGAAAGCTGACGCCAGAGCTGCTTCAGATGCTTATCCGGGAAATGCAGGGGAGTTCGCGGTGATATCACTTCCTGCAGGTTCCCGCATCTGGCTGGTTGCCGGCATCACCGACATGCGCAACGGCTTCAATGGTCTGGCTTCCAGGGTGCAGAATACGTTACGGGATGACCCGTTCAGCGGGCATCTGTTCATCTTCCGCGGCCGGCGCGGCGACATGATAAAGGTACTGTGGGCCGACCGGGACGGCCTGTGCATGTTTACCAAAAGGCTGGAACGTGGCCGCTTCGTCTGGCCGGTGACCCGTGACGGCAAAATCCACCTGACGCCTGCGCAGCTGTCCATGCTGCTGGAAGGCATTAACTGGAAGCATCCCCAGCGGACGGAACGCCCTGGAATACGCATATAACCTGCTGTAAAGTGGGGTTATGGATACCTCATACCCTGATGAAAACGCCCGGCTCAGGGCGCTGCTGCAGGAGCAGCAAACGACCATCCGCAAAATGGCGGAATATAACCGTCTGCTCTCGCAGCGGGTGGCGGCGTACGCCAGCGAAATCAACCGCCTGAAGGCGCTGGTTGCTAAGCTGCAACGTATACAGTTCGGCAAAAGCTCCGAAAAGCTGCGTGAGAAAACGGCCCGCCAGGTGCGCGAGGCAGAGGAGCGCATCAGCGCCCTGCAGGAGGAGATGGCTGAGGTGCTGGGCGAGCAGCATGACCCGGCACTCCCGCAGCTGCTGCGCCAGTCTTCCGCCCGCAAACCGCTGCCGGCCTCACTTCCCCGCGAAACCCTCACGCTGTCGCCGGCAGAAACCACCTGTCCGGCATGCGGCGGCGAACTCAACGCGCTGGGCTGCGACGTATCGGAGCAGCTGGAGCTTATCAGCAGCGCCTTTAAGGTTATCGAAACGCAGCGGCCGAAGCTGGCCTGCTGCAGCTGTGACCACATCGTTCAGGCTTCCATGCCGTCAAAACCCATCGAACGCAGCTATGCGGGCCCCGGCCTGCTGGCGCGCATCGTCACGGCGAAGTTCGCAGAGCACACGCCTCACTATCGTCAGTCAGAGATATACCATCGTCAGGGCGTGGAGCTGAGTCGCGCCACGCTGGGTCGCTGGTCCGGCGCGGTGAGCGAACTGCTGGAGCCGCTGTACGGCCTGCTGCGCCAGTACGTGCTGATGCCGGGCAAGGTGCACACCGACGATATCCCTGTGCCGGTACAGGAGCCGGGCAGCGGTAAAACGCGCACGGCCCGGCTGTGGGTATACGTGCGGGACGACCGCAACGCGGGCTCACAGCTTCGACCGGCGGTCTGGTTCGCGTACTCGCCGGACCGGAAAGGCGTACATCCACAGCGGCACCTTGCGGGGTACAGCGGTATCCTGCAGGCGGACGCTTACGGTGGTTATAATGCGCTGTACGAAGATGGCCGCATAACCGAAGCAGCCTGCATGGCGCACGCCCGGCGAAAAATCCACGACGTGCATGCCCGGACACCGACCGACATCACAACCGAAGCGCTGAAGCGTATCGGAAAGCTGTATGCCATCGAGGCTGAGATACGCGGCAGCCCGGCAGACGAGCGGCTGGCGGTACGTAAAGAGCAGACTATCCCGTTAATGCAGTCACTGTATGACTGGATACAGGTTCAGATGAAGGTGCTGTCGCGCCACTCGGATACGGCGAAGGCGTTCGCCTACCTGCTGAAGCAGTGGGACGCGCTGAACCTGTACTGCAGCAACGGCTGGGCGGAAATCGACAATAACATCGCGGAAAACGCGCTGCGTGGCGTAGCCCTGGGCCGGAAAAACTGGCTGTTCGCCGGTTCAGACGCAGGCGGGGAGCGGGCCGCCGTGCTGTACTCTCTGATCGTCACCTGCCGGCTTAACGGCGTTGACCCCGAGACGTGGTTGCGTTACGTCATCGGTCATATACAGGACTGGCCGGTGAACCGGGTCCGCGATCTGCTGCCATGGAAGGTCGAGCTTCCCTCTGCCTGAACGTCAATACGGTCTGAATGCGACGCTTACCCCTGTTGATGCATATATTCGCGGATAGTCTGCAGTTCCTCAAGGCTGCAGCGGGTTGCAGAGTTCTTGCCTGTTAAGCGGACTAAAAGACTGCGATAAGTATTGTCATCCCATCCTAAATAACTGCTCGGAATAGTAGATCACTTAGAGGGAACTCAGTCCGGTTTATGCGATCTGATCAATCGCTGAATATCCCAAATCACCAGCCGGACTGAGCAATGTCGATCATAGCACCAATACCCAGAACCGAACGACGCCTGATGCAGAAAACTATCCATAAAACAAAGGACAAAAACCACGCCCGGCGGCTCACCGCCATGCTGATGCTGCATCGTGGTGACACCGTCAGTCATGTTGCCAGAACACTCTGCTGTGCCCGCTCATCGATTGGTCGCTGGATTAACTGGTTCACTCTGTCTGGTGCTGAAGGCCTGAAGTCATTACCGTCAGGACGCGGGAGGCGCTGGCCGTTCGAACATATTTGCGCATTGCTGCGTGAGCTTGTTAAGCATTCTCCCGGCGATTTTGGTTATCAGCGTTCCCGCTGGAGCACCGAACTTCTGGCGATAAAAATCCGTGATATCACCGGTTGTCCGCTACATGCTTCAACCATCCGGCGATGGTTACCTGCTGCCGGCCTGGTATGGCGGAGAGCCGCGCCGACACTGCGTATCCGTGACCCACACAAAGAAGAAAAAATGGTCGCTATCCATGAAGCACTGGCGAAATGTAGTGCGGAAAACCCCGTGTTTTACGAAGATGAAGTGGATATTCATCTCAACCCGAAAATCGGTGCTGACTGGCAGTTACGCGGGCAGCAAAAACGAGTTGTCACTCCGGGCCAGAATGAAAAGTACTATCTTGCCGGTGCGCTGCACAGCGGTACGGGAAAAGTCAGCTACGTTGGTGGAAACAGTAAAGGTTCATCCTTATTTATCAGACTGTTAAAACATCTGAAGGCGACATACCGGCGTGCAAAAACGATTACGCTCATTGTAGATAACTACATCATCCACAAAAGCCGTGAAACGTTGCGCTGGCTGAAAGCAAACCCAAAGTTCAGGGTCATTTACCAGCCGATTTACTCGCCGTGGGTCAATCATGTCGAACGGTTGTGGCAGGCGCTTCATGAGACAATAACCCGAAATCACCAGTGCAGTTCAATGTGGCAACTGTTGAAAAAGGTCCATCACTTTATGAATACCGTCAGCCCATTCCCCGGGGGAAAACATGGGCTGGCTAAAGTGTAGCGGTATTAGGATCAGTTATTTAGGGTGATCCCGATACCCAACAGCACCCACATTGAATCAATGTTAATAGTCACTGTCTGCCTCCTGCTGCTGCGCATCCCACAGCATCATGCTGACAGGCCAGAAAATGAAAGACATCCTGTAACTGTGATCACATCCTGGCTGAGTTACTTTGAGACGTAACAGTGCATCCGCCCAGCACCAGCCAAGCTGTATATAGACAATCAGAGGCACGAGAATAAGAGCAAACATTATCGCCAGTCCTCCAAAGGTATATTAGATAAGCCGCCGAGCTTGAAAAATTGCTTAATGAATAACGCTTTAGCCTGACGCGGTGGCATCGGCTCAATAACGAATGACGCAGGAGCAATGCCGTCGAGCATCACCCAAGGCGTGCCGTCGTCCATCCCGAAATCCCGTCTTTCCGTTGCCAGCATGATAAGGTCAGCCCGCTTGACAGCGGGCGTCTGCTGTTGAGGAAGTTTGTATTTTTGACGAATGGCCGTTTCGACCTGCTTTTCAATGCGGCGGTAATCGGGCAAAAGAGCCTTTAACGGGGCGGTGACGTCGCCCAGATAAGCTTCTGCGGCATCATGCATCAGCGCTTCAAAGGCCAGTTCAGGCGCAACCAGCTCACTGCAGTGAACGCTGTGCTGCGCGACGCTGTAGAAGTTCTCCAGGTGTCCCGCAAAACGGCAGGTGTTGGAGAGAGCTGTTGCTATATCCTCTATGCTGAAGCTGTTTTCACTGATATTTCTGAAGTCGATATGCTTACCTGTAAAGGTCATGATGAAACTCATGGTTTGATACCCCGCATTTTTTTAAAGGCTTCAACGCTCTTTTTCATCGCTGCACATGATGACCGGTCATAAATAGTCCGGTTGCGACTGTCGTAAAAACGGAAGCGGGAAGACATTGGCAGTAATGGGCTTTCAACGACGGTGCTGTGGTCGTTGAGGTGATAGACGCGGCGTTCGCCGCGCTCCTGATGTTCACAGCCAGTGACAGTAATCATGATTTACTGCCCTCGTAGCACCAGTTCAGGCCAAGCCGGGTAATTTCTTTTACCAGAGGCTGCAATAAAATCACGCTCTTTTCTCCCCCTGACACCTTTGCCAGTTCCGGGCGGGGGATCACAATTGTCATGTTACCGCCTGATACAGCAGCGATGTCATTCAAACGTGCAAGCTCGCTCTCGGCACTCTCTTTGTACTGATTAGCGGCTGCAACTTCGGCCTGCAGCTGCTCCACGTAGAGGCAGAGGGATGTTATTTTTTCGGCGCTCGCTACACGGTGGAACTCACGAAAAACGGGCTCCATCATGGCGAACTTGTCTTCGACTAAACCTTTGTGGCTGTAGTTAAGAAGCTCCATCAGATCCAGGCAACGCACAGCAGCCTGATGCAACTCCTGAACATCGATAGCTTTCATGCCTGAAACTGCTCTCAAGTCTTTCATGTCAGGCACCTCTCTCAAGCAACAACGACGAATCAGAAGCACCGTTTACACCGTGATGAAGCCGGGCACCGGCACCGTCTTCATAACCGGTGTTTGCTGCGGCTTCCGTACCTCTGACTTTGCGGGGTTTGCGGGGCTCAAGCTGCGTCATGCCTTTGCTGAGTTTTTCTTTGTGGTAATACTCCATCAGTGTCTGCTCGGCCTCTGTCACAACTAAATCACTGGCAACCTGATAAGCCCCGTTGACCCATGCCGAGCAGTAGGCATCTGCGCGGGCAGTTTTGGTGGCTGATTTGATGTTTTTACGCAGTGATGACACGTAAACCTGTCGGGCCTTTTTGAGTTGTTTACCCAGCACCTCAAAGGCATAGGCCGCTATCTGTGGCCGCTCAGCAGGGCCATAGAAAGTAATGGTGCGGCGTGCGGTATAGCCGGGAAATACCCGGCCATGTGAGGTGTAAAACTTAACACCGAACACGCGGGAAACCATTTCGGCCAGAAAGGCCATGTATTCGGGCATCTTTTCCGCATGGGATGGAGATTTATCTGTTTTAGCCTCGCTGATATCTGAGAAGGCTGCATCCTGTGATGTGATGTTGTGCCGCGTCATTAATTCCTGAGCGCGGTTCATCGCCAGCGCCGCTTCTTCTGCGCTGGAATTATTACGGGCAAGCGCCAGTAATTTTTTTATCTTTTTCAGAAACTTATCTTTTTCGCCCATAGCGACTCTCCAGATTTTGGCGTAAACCTGCCCGTGCGGGTTTACGCCATTTTTAATTTCAGGGTTATTAAGGTTTATTTATCAGCGGCACGAATTCAGCGATTTAATATTCGCGAAATAAGGCTCCTGATTAATTTCAACGACCGTTACCGATTTTAAATCACGTGCAATATCGACCGTTTTGACCACTTTACCGCCGCGCAAGACAGGATGAGGCTGGTAAATGAAGGTCTGACCGACCGGATAACGTTTGTTAAAGTCACTCGCTTTCACTTTGTTTCCCCCAGCCGTGGATCATCGCCCGGTTACAGAACGCGCGGCGGTCAACAGCCCATACGCGCTCAATCTCGCTTTTTGCCTGCTTCTCGGCCATCTCCCAGCGCAGGTAAGCATCTGCATACTTCCCCGACTGTTCGGACTGAACAGCGGCGATAGCATGTTTCATATAGACGCTGCACTTTGATAGCTCGGTGAGGCTTGTCACGAATACCGCCATATCACACCCCGGCAATGTCTAATGAAATCGGACGGTACTGATCGCTGTCGCCCACGCGTTCGTAAACGCGGATATATGAACGACTGCCAACCACCTGCACGGCTTCACCAATGGCCTGCATAGCCTTGCTCCAGCGCTCATCGTCAATCTCCAGACGTCGCAGGGCCAGCACGGCACCCGTATTCACTTCGCCTTCTTTTTCAGTCTGGAAAGCCCGGTTGATGATGGCGTGAATCTCAGGCCGCGCACCTTCTGTCCAGTCAGCCAGGCACTCGTCAATCAGCGCCTTAGCGGCCTGCAGGCGCTCATCGAATGCGATACGGTCCTGCATGGCGCGCTGAATCTTGTAACGACCATCAAAGGGCTTTGTTGAATAATAGGTAATCATTCTGTTTTGTCTGCACTGTTTTGGTAGAAAACGCTGATGCCAGACAGAACACCGTCATACGCAAGCATGTAACGCATTGATTTTATGTTATCTGAAACAACCGTTTTCATAGTACCACAGCATAAAATCCATTTATTCAACAAAGCCCCATCAAAGCTGTAGAGCGTGACGTTGCCTTTTTTACCGCCTAGGCTTACGCCGTATTCGTTGGCTGAAAGGTCAACGAATGCGCCAATGTCGGAGAAGCCGGATAACTTGAACTCTGCCAGCGCTTTATTTAGCTCAATGGCGCGGCCAATCACTTCCTGCACCAGGCTGTCGCGGGCACGGTCGATATCTTTGATTAACGATTCAGGTGTCAGTACGCCTTTCGCATCAACCCAGTAACCCTGTGGCGCTTCTTTCTCGGTAAACTGCTTGTTTTCAGTGGACATTGTTCTCTTCCTTTTTTTTTGATTGCTTTACGAATTTTCTCGCCAACGTGTGTTGACAGACCAAGTGCGACGACTGATGCAATATGCTGAACACGGCTTGTGTCGTCGTTCTCCGGCTCAACCTCGCAATCCACAGACAGCCCCTGTGGCTTTGCCTTAATACTGATGATGATTTTTGCCATATTTCACTTCCTCGTTAATGAATCGACTCTGACCAGACGACCCTGCAGCCGCTGCCGTCCGTGTAAACTCCCTGACGGTAGCGCCCGCTGCGGTCATGACCGTACTGACTGTAGTGGGCGTGACCTGCACGTAACATCCGCTCACACCAGCCATGCCGGGCGATGCGGATAACGGGCTGCGCATTACGCAGCGATATCCCGTTAACTTTCACGCCCTGTGCCGTGAGATAAATCACCAGCGCTTCGGCACGGGCCAGCGCCGACATAACAGCTGTATTGCTGACCTGATTAGCGTTCATCAGTGCAGCCTCCCTGAGCCTGTATTGATTGCCGCATCAAGCCTCACCATGAAGCGGTTGAGTGCTTCTATCGCTTCATGACCATCCACGGCCTCCGGCACACCAGGCACCAGCGGTTCACCGCTGTAAGACAGGCGGGAATGTGTCTCGATAAGCTCCCTGACAACATGCTCTTCACCTGTGATGATTGGCAGCGAACCTTCTGGATACACTTCACCAAACTCAATCAGGCCGGTACGCCATGCCCAGGCGGTGATTTTTTTAGTCTGCTCACTCATGATTGATTCCTCAGTTGATAAGCATTTCTGCGAACTTACGAACGGCTCCGGCGCTGACCGCCTGACCGCTGATGGTGCTGTGACGGCTGACGCCGCGAACCAGCTTAAACAGGCGTCGTGCATTGCCGTGACTTGCACGGAAAAGCGCATCGCTGACGTCTTTCTCTTCGGCATCCGGCAACATGCTGCAGGCAATTGCCGTAATGTCCTCGACGGGCAGCGCATCACCCAGGTTGAGCGCCAGACCGACGCGGCTGTATAACTGCTTGTACTCACCGCGTTTTCCTTTGAGGTTGATGATGAGGCGAGGCATTCCGGCCAGGATAATGCCGATTCCGGCCTTGTCATGAATTCGGCGCAGGGTTTCCAGCGCGCGATATGGCAGGTTTTCTGCCTCATCGACCATCAGAAGACGCCCTGAATCGCGCAGTGCTTCAATGCAGGATTCACTGAGTTCATGCATGTTGCCGCGCTTGCTCAGACCCAGACGGCTGCACAGCTCTTCTAATACAACGCGCGCGGTGTAGCCGGGGTCAGCCTCAATCAGCACAGCATCTTTATGCTGCGCAAGGTACTCACGTAAAATCATGGTTTTACCGAGTCCCGCATCGCCATAAATCACGTTAATTTCGCTGTCGATATGCGCCATGCGGATGACATCCAGTCCCTTACGCGAGGTGAGGGTCGGTATGTACTGCGCATCGATGCGTACGGAACGATCGCGCTCTGACTCCCGCTCGATAAAGTTCTGAATATCTTCATCAAGTTTTTTTACATCACCGGCATAAATACCTTTCAGGTATGTACTGATAGTTGCCGGGCTTTTACCGATAGCGCGTGCTACGTGAGACTGGTTGTAGCCTTTACGCTCCATCAGTTCGGTCAGTGCCTTAACTAAACTCATTGATTCCTCGCTTACCGGTTATGGCCGGTTTTTTTCAGGTGTTCTTCAAAATCGGTCTGGAGAAAGAAATATTCTTCTTCCTTTTTAACCACTTCGTAGTCGGCAGGGATAAAGCTTCCAAAATCACTGAATGACTGACCGGGCAGCATTGGACGGGCCTCGGCTTCGATTTCCTGACGCTGCTCTTCAACGCGCTTGAGACGACGCTGACGGCGTTTCTCGACCGATACATCCATTGCACTGACCGGAATGGCGGCACGCTTGTTGCCGTTCCAGATAGCGCTGCAGACATAGGTGCCATCCATTCGGCGGATAATGACTTCCTGTGGATCGTGAATATCAAACGCAACGCGGACTTCTTCACCGTCCACTGTAATCAGTGACTCTGAGAAGTACTGGTTATTCATCAGCTCAATCCAACCACGCTGCGCCTTACGGATAACCTCCGGCATAAACAGTTCGCGGAGCTCTATTTCGGTCAGGTACTCAATTTCATCGTCTTCACTTGCCAGCACCTCGCGGCGGTACTCAGCCGGGGTCATGTGACGGCCATTGCGTTTAGGTAATTCGCTGTGCTGGTGACGCGTGTTGTACTTCTCGACCTCTTCCTCAACCACATCCAGCAGCTGCTGCCATGAAGGCAGACGTTTAAGCGATTTCACCTGCGCAGACGTCAGTTCACGTCCGTTATCCTGTGCTTTCACTGCCGACTGAATGCTGCGCCCCATCATGCGGACGTGTTCACGGTCAGCTCCGTAGCCGTTGTAGGTGTCATATTTCTGCGCGATAGCGCGGGGGATCACACCGTTAAGACGCTCAATAATCCCGCGTGACTGTGGCCTGCCTGGAATACTGGTCATGTGCCTGACGCCCATGCGGGGAAAAATACCCGTCACCTCAGCATCGAGTGTCTTGTTGGCCTCACCGCCGCCGTTATCGGAATACACAAAAAGTGGCTTACCGAAACGGCTCATCGCATGACGCCACGCATCAGCAACGGCGATAACGTTTTCTGACAAGGCAAGACTCCAGCCGACCACCATACGGGTGCGGCCATCAATGACCATCGTCAGTTCAGGGGTGAAGGGTCGCCCATGTACAGGGTGCTCAACTTTCATGTTCAGAGACTTACCGTCCGCTATCCAGCAGCCGTTAACAGGCATTTGTGACCAGTCACGCTTCTGGTAAGTCTCATATGCCAGTGCAGCTGAACCGCTGACGCGTCCGCGTGCTTTCTCGCGTTTAGGCAGCTTTGCCATAGCCCGGCGAACGGCATCAAATGACGGACAGGCGTCTGCCATTGCTGGCTGGTCACTGTAGCGCTCGCACCATTCATCCCTGAAAGCGCCGTAAGCCGTCGTCAGTGAGGGGCCATTGAGGCTGCGCCAGTGGGCCAGAAAGTCAGGAAGCCATTTAATCTGCTCGGGTTTTTTCGCTTTCAGATGGCCGGGGGCCAGTAAGGCCAGTCGTTCAACGCCCGGTTTTGTACTCTGAAAAATGCTCAGCCATTCCTGCAGGCTGCGCTCACCTACGCCAGAACGTGTACAGCCTTTGCGTGCATTTGCCTGTTCTGCCGCTGCCTGTAACTCACCCGGCAGCGTTCCTTTGCGGGATGCATCAGCAATGAACTTAACAGCGCCAGCACGTGACATACCTGCCTGACGGAGCCGCTCAACTTCCATCGCTAGTGCTGCGCGTGCATCCGCAATTTGTTTCTGCTTTTCAGTGAGAGACGAAATTTCTCTTTCCAGCAATGCAGGGCACTGCCTCATCAGTTCAACCTCATGCAGAGGCTTTAATTTTCCGGTATTTAAACGGGGCTGATTGATGACCTTTTTGTTACCTGATTCAAGAATGGATAAATAAGCTTTTTCACGAATTGCTTCCTGTGCAGCATCTGGAAGGAATTCAATCGCGTACTCACTTCCACCGCCACGCCCACTACGCGCTCTGGTTTTCCACCCACAGCTTTTAGCTCTCGCAGTGATACCTGGACGAGTTAAAGGCAACCCAGGAAGGGTCATATCTGCTAACTCTTGAGCCGTGTAGTGTGTTTTCAGGTTAATCTCAGCCATGTTATTTAATTCCATTCACCTGAAAATCGTTTATCATACCGGGTAGGCCAGATAGCCTCTGGCGGTAAACCTATCGCTTCCGCGATGATTTTCTGCCCCTTAGGCCAAGGTCGATCTAAAGCATTTTTAAGAGAGCCAGCGCTTTTGTAACCGTGGTGAATGGAAAGGCGATGCAAAGACCATCCCTGTTTATGAAGAGCTGCGACTATATCGGCCCTGTGCCAGTCAGACTGAGTCTGGCTTTTTTTTGCGCTTTCAAATGTACTCATTGGTTAACCTCCTTAGGTTATTTCATAGATACATTATGATCGAAAACGAACTATACAAACCTGAAAATGAGTCATTAAAGTAACTTTCAGGTTTACTAAATCTAGTAGTTAGGGTCTTTTTTCATTGAAAACAATCTGTTATGCGCTACATGAAAAGTAGAAAATAAATCATAAGGATTTTCTAGTTATGGCTGATAAACCTGAAAGTGAGTTGATTGAAGGTATAGGAAAGCGTATTCGCTCTTATCGTGAAGATATGAAGCTTTCCAGAAACCACGTTGCAGAACGGTTAGGGGTTTCTTTGTCTACATTGCAGGCATGGGAAAATGAGGAGAGGGAACCTACAGCTTCCTATGTATTGAAGTTGTCAGACATTCTTGAGTCTTCTGTTGAGAAGCTACTGACGGGTGATGACGCATCTAGCACTAAAGTAACTAGCCTCAACGTCAACGCAGGCTCTAACGCTGTCGCTATTGATGTGAAAGGGAATACAGTAGATCTTGAAGAGTTTGTTTTTGTTCCTCGATACAATGTATCGGCAGCTGCTGGCTATGGGGCATACAATGATGATGAGAGCCCTATGTTTACGGTTAGTTTTCGCCGATATTGGATCGTTAACCATCTAAAAGCAGACCCTTCTATGCTTTCGGTTATAAGCGTTACTGGCGATTCAATGGAAGGTGTATTGAACGATAAGGACATCATTCTGGTAAATCATGCAGATCGCGATCCTCGTGAAGGAATTTATGTGCTGAGGATTGATGGTCAGTTGCTTGTAAAGCGCGTGCAGAGGCTGCCTGGCGCTCAACTACGTATAACGAGTACAAACCCTGCATACGAGCCTTACAACATAAGCCTCAACGACATCCCACATGATTTCGATATACTCGGTAAGGTGGTTTGGTATGGACGAGTTATTTAA